GGAGAAACTACTGTTGCTCTTGCTAAATCTGGAGTACAAGTTGGTAGTGGTAGTGCATACAACATTGCTTTATCAAATGCTCTTGAAAAAAGATTACAAGAAAATTTAATATATTATAATTCAAGAGTTGCAGCAGCTAACAAAAGAGAAGAAGCTAGTTTTGCAAGAATAAAAGGTGTTATGGCTAGACAAGAAGCTAAACTTGCACAGATTGGAACTGTAGTAAAAGCTGGTACAACTTTATTAACAATGGGTGGTGGCAATAAACCTAGTAATACAGGTGGTGGAATGGGGATGTATCCATAATGCCTAAAATACCTACATTTAAAGCACAAGGTTCAATAACTCAATTAGTAGGAACTACTAATGCTCCTCAAATGAGATTAGATCAAACACTAGCTACTGCTTTAGCTCCTGCAACAGAAGCTGTTGTTGATTTTAAAATAAAAGAAAATGAAGTACAAAATAAAACAGAAGCTCTTAAATTAAAAAATGATTATTTATCAGAATCTGTTTTACTTGAAGATCAAATCAATCAAGATAAAATACTTTCTGTAAATAAAGAAGCTGCAAATAAATTTTTAAAAGAAAAAAACAATGCTTACATAAAAAAATATTCTGCACTAGCAAGTAATAGTGCTGTTAAAACAATGTTTACAAATTCAGCTTTAGCTGATGTATCAAAACAAATTGTTAGTGTTGATGCTGAAATATCAAAAAATATTTTAGTTCAAGCAGATGAAATATTTATTGATGCAAAAGAAAAATTATTTTCAAAAGCATATTTAAAAGGTGGAATTTATAAACAAACTTTACAAGTAGATACAGAAAAATTAATTATTGATTCTTATAAATCAAGAGTATCTGCTCCAGAATTAGAAATAATGTTAGGTAATGTTAAAAGTGAAATTGATTATTTTGATGGGATGCAAGATGTTCAACAAACTCCAAGAGCAGCATTTTATGCTTTAAAAGATGAAAAAAATTATGAAGGTATAACTACAAAACAAAGATTTGATTTAATAGAAAGAGCATCAGTAGTTATAAGAGATCAATTAAGTACAGAATGGAAGAATTATACAGCCATGGTTGATGCTGGAAAAGAACCACCAGAATTTAATATGAAACTTGCACAAGAAGTTTTTGGGGGGGAAGTTGCTCAAAAAATGTTACAAGAAGAAAGTGTAAGAAAAGATGCTGTTGTTAATACATCACTTATTATGACATCACCTCAAAAAGATGTAAATGAATTAGTTGAAAATATTATAGCTGAACAATATGAAATGTTTGATGAAATACCTGCAGCAGCAAATGAAAAATATTATATAAATATTCTTAATAAAAGAAATGAAGCGTTATTATCAGACCCTGTACAATTTATTCGTAGCACTAATGATGATATTAATTCTTTATTTGAAGAAATTAAAAATGATACTAATGCAGAAAGTAGATCAAAAAGTCAAATAATTTTAGCTCAAGAATTAATTGAAGAGCAAAAAAGATTAGGTGTACCATTAGAAAATCAAAAAGTTATGTCAGATTCAATGGCTTTAGGATTTATAAAAGAATATAATGATTTAGGTTTTGAAGGTAAATCAAAAGAAAGACAACTTAAATTACAAAGTTTAGAATTTCAATATGGAGATTTATCAAACAATGCACTACAACAATTAATAAAAGCGGGGTTACCTACTGGTGCTGAATCTGCACTTGTTCTTGGAGATGCAAAAACTTTTGATATATTTATGAGTTTTGATGATCCAGAAAAAGTAAAAGCAATAACAAATTATTTAACAGATCAAGATGATCCAGATATAAGTTTAAAAAAAATTAGAGCTGCTATAGTTTCTGAAAGTGATTTTAAAGATATTGATAATATAATTAGTAGAAATACTCCATTTAATAATAGTAAGACATTAGTAAAAATGGATCAAATAAAAGAAACTTTATCTTTGTATGCTGCTAATTTAATGCGTAACAATCCGGGTATGAGTGTAAATAATGCCGCTAAAGAAGCATCATTATTATTTTCCGATAATTATCAAATAGAAGATACTTATTATTTCCCTAAAAACATTCCGGGTATAAATCAAAAACAAAGAGATTTTACAATATCTAAACTTGAAAATATAAAATTTAATTATGTTAAACAACATTTTAAACCTGTAGCTTATGAATCAAGTGTAGAAGGTAAAACTGATTTAGAATTAACAGAAAGAATGAATTATAATATAATAGAAAATGGAGAATGGAGAAATCATCCTAATGGAGAAGGTTTTGTTTTTGGTATTGTTCTTACTGGTAATTCTTTTGGTATACTTAAAAATGAAGCTGGAGAAGAATTGTTTGTATCTTATGATGATGATAGTTTAATTTTACCGGGTGGTTCTAATACTATAATTGATATGAGTATTCCTACTGAACAACAGAAAAAACAATTTAGAGGTTACTATGGATATGCAGATAAAATGAAACAAGAAAATACTACTTTTGGACAAAGAACTAATTTAGATAATAATGAAATGCAAAATGCTTTAGAACAAGCTGGTGCATCAACTGTAGAAATACCAAATCCACTTTCAATAGTAGGAGAAACAATAATAGGTCAAGTAGAATCATTAGAAAAAAAACAATATATTGAACCAAAAAATATAGATTTTGATTTTATTAAAGATAGAGAAGGTTTTGAAATTATTGGAAAAGTGCCGGATGCTAAAGGTTCTAAATCTGGGGTAACTATTGCATCTGGTTTTGATTTAGGTGCTAGAAAATTATCAGATTTAAATGGTTTACCAAAAGAAATAATTGATAAATTAAAACCATTTTTAGGTTTAAAAGGTAATGAAGCAGTTGCTGCTGCTAAAAAATTACAAATTACTAAAGAAGAAGGTAAAATTATTAATCAATTTGCTAAAAGAGAATCATTAACAAGACTTAAAAAAAAATGGAATAAAGATTCAAAAATAAAATTTGATAAATTAAGTAAAGAACAAGCTACAGTATTAGCTTCTGTTGCTTTTCAATATGGTTCATCTTTTAAAAGAAAAGATGGAACACAAATGAATTTTTATTCATTAGCTTTAAATAATGATTGGCAGGGTGTTTATGATGAGTTAATGGATTTTAAAGACAACTACCCAACAAGAAGAAAAGAAGAAGCTGCGTATCTTAAAAAATATTTAAAAAAAATAAAATAACATGGCACAATTTGGTTTTGGATTAAACATAAACGAAACAGCACAAGAGAATGGTTATGATTTATATAAAACCACTCTTCGTGAATCATTAGGTGCAACTGCTGCAGATAATTGGAAATACAATCCCTTTCAATCTATAAAAACATATTACAATTTAGAAAATGCAAAAAGTATGTCTCAAGAACAAGATATACTTCCAATTAACAGAAAAGAATTAAATAAAGAATATTCAAATTTAGGTTTGTATTTTGAGCAAGATGAGTATCAATCAGTTGTTGATATTATGGTAACTCAAAAAAAAGAAGAACTTGAAAGACAAAGCATTATGGCTAGAGGTCCAAAGGGTTCTTGGAATCCTTTATCTGGTGGATTTTATGTAGGTGCTGCAAAACTTGCGGTAGGTATTGGTACAAGTTTTCTTGATCCTATAAACATTGGAGCTTCATTTATTCCTGTTTTTGGACAAGCTAGATTTGCGGCTATTGCTGCAAGAACAGGTTTTAAAACTGCAAGAGCAGTTAGAGGTGGAGTAGAAGGTGCTGTAGGTGCAACACTTTTAGAGCCTATAGTTTATGGTTCTGCTCAAAAAGTACAAGCTGATTATGATTTAGTTGATAGTTTTATGAATATTGGATTTGGTACAATTATTGGAAGTGGACTTCATGTAGGTGCTGGTGCATTAAAAGATATAGGTACTGCTCAAAAATTTGAAGCACAAGTTATAAAAAATAAAGAAAATTTAGATGCAGGTAAAGGTGGTGAGCCAGAGTTAAATTTATACAATCAATACTATCCTGTTAATGGTGAGTTTATGATGAAGTTAGAAAAAACTGATCCAAGAACTAGAGAATTATTATTAGCAAAAGCAATAGGAGATTTATCATTAGAAAACCCTGTCAATGTTTTAGACACAGCCAACGCAGATGCAGTTATTAGAGAAGGTACAGCAAATCCAGTTACAACAGAAGTTAAAGCTACTACTAAAAATACTTTTAATGATATAAATATAACTCCAGTTAATAAAAATATTGATAATTTAAGTTCTGCTGAAAATGATATTGTAATAAATCGTGAATCTCAAGACTTACTTAATTTAAGAAATAAACAAACAGAACAAGGTTTAAATTTAAAAACAGATTTTGGTAATGAAGGAATACCAGATGTTTTAAAAAATACAACAGAATCTCTTGATGATATTAATGCAAACTCAAAACAAGTTGAAGAAACAGTAGCAGACTTTATTAACTGTACAAATGGAAATACATAATTATGGCTAAAAATATTTGCATAACAAGAATAGAAAATTTATTAAAAAAATCTTCCATTAAAACTATAAAAAAAGAAGAAATAATGAATACGATAAAAACAGTAATGGCAGAAAAAAAACTATCATCTATTAATGAGGTTGATGTAGATGCGGTGGCTAAAGATGTTACTTCACAAATGAAACTTCAAAAACAAAAAGATAAAATAAATGCTATAAAAGATGAAATAATAGTAAGAAAATATCAAGAAAGAATTTTAACTAATTTTGATGGTAATGAATTTGAAGGATTAGCTTCAATAATGGTTGGATCAAACGATCAAATAACTGGAGCAAGAGATTCAGTTTCTGTTGCACAAACTTCTGCAATAGCAAATTTATTTACTGAAGCAAATCAAGCATTTAAAAAAGAAGGTGTTTTTCTTTTATTTAAAGATATGGATGAAAAAACTCAAAGAATAGTTAATAGAACTGTTGAAGAACTTGCTGCTGAACCCACTTTAACAGAACAAAGACTTGGACAAAAACCTAGAGTAACAGAAAAAAATCCAGAAATTATAAAGGTTGCAAAAGTTATGCACGAATTTTCTGAAAACCTTAGACAAACTTTAAATGCTAAAGGAGCAAATATTCCTAAAATGTGGGGATGGGTTGTTAAACATAGTAATGATATGTTTGAAGTAAGATCAGCTGCTAATAGATTAGGTTTAAAATTAGATGATATTAAAGTTGATCCAAATTTAAAAGGTACAGATATAAATTATAATAAAAATTTTACTGCTTGGAAAAATTTTGCAATGCAAGGATTAGATGGAGATAGAACATTTGCTAATGCAGATGATATAGATTCATTTATGCTTAATGTTTACAATACATTAGTTGGTAATAAAATTCAAATGGCTGAAGGTGCTAGTAGTATTTATGGTTCAAGAAATTATGCAAAAGGAGCTGGTGCTAAAAGAATATTACATTATAAAACTGCAGATGATTGGTTTAATTATCATTTAAAATTTGGAACTGGAACTTTACAAGAAGCATTTTATTCTGGAATTATGACAGCTGGAAGAAATATTGGAATGATAGATAAACTTGGAAGTAGACCTATAGATAATTTTGAAAAAATTAGACTAGGTGTTCAAAAAGTTTTAATAGAAAAAGGAAGAAACACACAAGCCATAAGTAGTTTTCAACCATTTAAAAAATGGATGAATGTTATAGATGGTTCTATTTATACAGTTGATAATTTTGCTTTAGCAAGATTTGGAGCAATAGGTAGAGGTATTGGAAATGTATCAAAATTAGGTGGTGCTGCAGTTTCTGCTACTTCTGATTTAGCAATTTATGGATCAGAAATGAAACACCAAGGTGATGTATTTTTAGGGTCTATGGCTGATGCAATGGCAGCACTTGCAAGAATTAGACAAACTCCAGAATTTAAAGATATAGCTGAAGGATTAGGATTTATGATGGATGGTATAATTACCGATACAGCTAGTAGAAACCAAGTAGGTGATAATATGAGTAAAGGAATGACAGATATTCAAAGAACTTTTTTTAAATTAAATCTTTTAACTTGGTGGACTAATACTTTAAAAGAAAACGCAATGTTAGGAATGGCTAACTATTATGCTAAACAAAAAAATTTAAAATTAAATGAATTAAATAAACCTCTACAAAATTTATTTAATGTTTACAATATAGATTCTGTAAAATGGGATGTTATTAGAAAACAAGCAATGACCAAAGCAAGTGATGGAAGAGAATTTATTAATATTTCTCAACTAGATAATATTTCTGACCTTGATATGCAAAAAATTTTAGGAAGAAGTGATTTAAGTAAATCAGAATTACAAATACAAAAAACAAATTTTAAATATTCTGTATCTGGAATTTTAATAGACAGATCAATTCATGCGGTTATTCAACCAGATGCTAGAGTAAAAGGAGTAATGACACAAGGACTATTAAAAGGAACTGGAATGGGAGAAGCTATAGGTTTTTTAGGTCAATTTAAAGGTTTTCCAATGGCTCTTGTTAATATGGTTGGTGGAAGAGAAATGGGTTTTATAAAAAAAGGACCAAATCAAGATATAGGAAGAGGTATAAGGGGAATGGGAGCTACATTTGTAACTCTTGTTATGATGGGTTATGTAGCTATGTCTTTAAAAGATTTATTAAAAGGCAAAGAACCTCGTGATCCAAGATTAAAATCAACTTGGTTTGCAGCGGCTGCTCAAGGTGGTGGACTTGGTATTTATGGTGATGTATTATTTAGAGAACAAAGAGATTCTGGTAGTATTGTTTCTGGAATTGTAGGACCGGGTGCTACAACTATTGCTGATGTTTTATTGGCTATAAACTATGGTATTCGTGGTGAAGGTGGTAAAGCAGGTAAAGCTGCTTATAGAGCAGTAAGTCAAAACATACCTTTTGCAAATTTGTTTTATATAAAAACTGCATTTGATTACATAATAGGTTATCAAATAATGGAAACTATGTCTCCGGGTGTATTAAAAAGAGTAGAAAGAAGAATGAAAAAAGACTATAACCAAGAATATTTATTTACAAAACCCTCAATAAAGAATAAAGGTTTTTAAGTTATGACAGTATCAAGCACAACAGTAAAAAATTCCTACTCCGGTAATGGCAGTACAACCCAGTTTGCCTACACATTTAAAATATTTGCTGACACAGATTTACAGGTAATTATTAGATCATCAACAGGAACTGAAACTGTTAAGACTTTAACTACACATTATACAGTAGCTGGT